CTCGACCGCTATAGACCGGAAGGTCTTAGCAGTCTTCGGTACGAAGCTGATTTTGTTGTTTCCAATCACGGATATACGACTTATATAAGAGGCAAAAGCCTCTTGGAGATCGTAACAGTACAGGCCCGAATCGCCACCTTTTGGAAAGAAACTTTCCATTAAGTGAAAATTCTTGCTAATACCGAGAAAACCGTGATGGATGGCGCCGGGAGACACGGTCCAACGAGTAGCCGATTGTTTGGCTAAATAGTTGGTCGCATTTCCATGTACCCCGATTGAAGCACCAGGTCCAAAATCACACTGAACTGACCATTTGGCATAGTTTGGGGTCGAGCCGAGAATATCTCGGATCGACTTCCGTGCCAAAGAAGTCTCCCTCTTAAACCGGTCGCGCGAGCGATCGATATTAAGAAATTGGAATCGGCGATTAATACGATTGCAACGCCTTTCGGAGTTGACAAAAGTTTCAATTGCTCTTTCCTTCGGCTTGAGGTCTAAAACCTCAGGAGGCCAAGGGTACTTCTTGATAAGTAGTGTGAACTGATTCGCTAAGAAATGCATCTCAGCATCCTCAAACTTCTGTGATGACAAAGAATCAGACAGGGAGTAGAGCTCATGAAAATCTCGCCGACGCAAAGCGTCAGAAAGAGGCTTCAGAAACTCAATTCCCCGATTGGAACGGAACAACCGGTCCAGTACCTTCAGATAACTCGTGAAGGCGCTGGCGCGAAGAGCTCTCTGACTCTCTCGGATAGAGACTCGCACTCTTGGGTTCATAACGAATCCTAGAAGCAGACGAATCGAGGAAATCGATAAGTCTTAGTGAAACGATGGCGGCGATTAACATCGCCGTCAGGGCCAAGGCATACTTCAAAACGTCAGGTCAGAAACTGACCTGTTGCGATTTGACGTGTGACTTGAAACTTGCCGAAGCAAGAAAAGCGCCCATATCGTTCAAAAGCGAGTCCACATCAGCACCAGCGTAACCGACAGGGACGGCGACATCGATCGAAAGGATCGCGTCGCTAGCCGTAGTCTTCGCGCCGGTGAGGACGAGAGTACGAGACAGTTTCGCTTGGGTACGACCCAGACCGCTGTAAGTGTCAGTTGGCTTCGGTGCAGTACGGGCAAGCTTGACGTCGTCCTTGACGGACACAGTCTTGAGCGAGCCGATGTAACCGATCGAATCCTTTTGAAACGAATCAGCAGTATAGGTCTTGGCGTTGATAGTGAGGGGCATATTGTTCCTTAAACAGCATCATGCTGAGTAGAGTTGCTCTCAAAGAGAGCGGGGTCGGGCATAAACGCCCGCGAGAGAAGAACACAAGAGCTATATTCGGGTCCTAAATCCGAATGATTCCCAAATTGGTATGAATAGAATTGGTTCTCTTCCGAAAACCAAGAAAATTCATACACGATGAGATTCGCCTCTAAAGGAAAGGCATTTGCTCTCATCTGAACACAGAGGAAAACCTCTGGCCCAGAAGGGCCCAAGCGTCAGCCGCACGAGTAAAATTGTCAAACTTGAAGTCTGACTTAATTACAAGCGCAGCCGGCGCCAACGGGCCCCGACCCTTGGATGTGGACGTAGTCGTGAAAGAACCCGAAACGGGTCGATCAAGAATCCACGCCCCCGACGTGCAAGTGGTCCCGGTTGGTACGTAAAGATTACTTACCTCGCGAGACACTGACAGGCACGAACCCAAGGAATTCCACCCAAAAGCAGGAGTGAGAGCGCCGATAAAATCACCGACATTCGCAATCCAATCGGCTACAAAAGAGTAGCTTACCAGTTCCCAGGGTAGAGTCAGAAGACCCTTAGCTGAAAATCCGATATTGTTCAGCGAGGAAAGAACAACCTCATCCAAACAAGTTGCACGTATGGTAACAGTATCGTTGATTATATTACTATAATCTACTTTAATGATACCAACAGTGCCGCTACCAGCCCTGACTTCGAAGCGATTAATTTGCCTCTTAGCGCGGGTTGTTTTCTGTTGTTTGCCTGTCTTTTGCTTGAGTCCCGAAATGATGCCTTGTACGTCGCTTATGATAGGGCGAATGCCATACCTATAAGCTAAATACAAGTTGCTTACGCCGTTAAGAGCGTAACCAGGGAACCTCCCCAACATCTTTGCTTTAGCCGCGCTGTTAACAGCGGAGAGAAGCTTAGAGTAGGGAGATCGCAACATCTCGATCGTCTTATCTGCCTCGGCGAGCGTTTCCCAAAGATTGGAATCCGATCGGCCGCGGTCATTTAAGACCCTTGTAGACACTTCTGAGGCTAGTCTAGATATTTCAGACGAACCAACCAGAAGAACCGTACTAACCAACGCGTTAGTGCCGGTGTGGGGGATGTAAATATGCAGAGTCTGTCCGTCAATACGTTCACCGTTATTGGCATCATGAATCTGAT